TTACTTTTGAATCAAGTATTCCCCTATTGAATGATACCGGTCTTTGATTGTGGCATTTTCATTGAATCCATTCAAACAATGGAGCAAGGCTTTCTCCAAAGTGGTGTATCTGCGGTTAAAACATTGCGGATTGTCCAGGCAATAGGCATTCAAGGCATATCTGTATGGGGCATATTCAGGATTATCCTCTTTGGTGATTTTCACATGCCAAGGAAAGTGTATCCGCAGGGTGAATGAGCGTGTTTCCCCTTTTGTAGTCCGTTCCTCTTCCTCCAGCATTTTTTTCACGAGAGACCTGTCCAGCAACGGATATCCATATTCCCTGTAATGTTTGATATGGCAGCAATACTCCGTTGCGTATTGCTTCAATTCTTCCGGTCTTATACCATAGTGCTCCCCATAGAAAAGCAGCACTTCCCTGCCTGTTACGATAACGGGCTTTCCGTCCGCTTCATGTTTAAATACCTGCCGTTCCATCTTTTCCCTGTCTGTCAGCAAGGCAAAACCGAAACATTCCGTAAGGGTGAAACTTTCCCTGCCGGGAACGGACAGCCCAATAAGCCTTTCCAATGTGTGACAGTAAAAGAAAATACCGTCATCGGCCATACCGGTGTCCGGTGAAAGCATAATTCTTACATCCTTGACCTGACCGCTGTTCCTTTGGACAATCCGGCAATTCGCGTAATGTGGCTCACAAGCATTCTCTTTCTTGAACCTGTGGTATTTCTCCAAAATTTCGTTCCGGATTTCCTCCTTGTCGGTCAAGGCAACTCCCAATCCGCAGTTTTCGCACCACCCGTAATAAAAAGCTTCGTCCGTGAAGTGGTCGAACCCTTTTGTGTTGGGGCTTACCATTGCCTCACACCTTACATTGGCCGATCCGCATCTGCTGCACACTATATTATTTTCCATTGTTCTTCTGCTTTACGGGCGACTCACGGCCGCCCTTGTCATACAATTCGGTTGTTATTCTCTTAATTTATCTTTACCCGGTTCATCAGCTGTCCCGAAATTTCATGCAGTTCCCGGCAGCGTTCCGGCTGCTGTTCCCTTGCAAAGGCGGTGATTCCCTGTGTCAATTTCCATAGCGTGGCCCCGCCTGTAACTCCGTCGTCAGGATTGTTGTTCATCAGCAGTTTCTCGACCTCACGTCCCTCGTTTTTCAACAAGGCTCCTTTCTGCACCAGATTCTTCAGTTCCTTGTCGAAATCCACGTCTATCTCCGATGCTCCTTGAATTTCGATGGCCTTCTGCATGATGGTGTCTTTGCTGTACAGTCCTTTGGTCAGGTCGGAAACAGCCGATACGGTGGTCTGCGTGTCCAGTTCGTAGGTCTTTTGGGAGAGGGACAGGGATTCCGGCAGTCGGCCTCCAAGGTGTATCTGCCGCATGACGGACTCCCTGACCATCCCGTTCAGGCACGCCCCGTTGAGCAGGAACGACCGCATATCGACCGATCCGTTGCCATAGTCGGATGTGGAGAAGCGTGCTCCTGCGAAGATGATGACCGTTCCGTTCTTACGGGTGGGTATCTCTATCGGAGTGGGCAGGATTGTCTCACACCATACTTTCGTGTCGTTCATATAGGCATCGGACACGACCGCTCCCTGTCCTCCCGCCTCACGGATGAAAGCGGTCAGGATATCCACCGAGTTCAGCCGACGGTAGGAGTCCGACAATACGCCCCGGACTTCCATTCCTACCGCCCGTATCAGTACCCGTGTACGCTCGGTCCATCCCGAATGCTCGTTCAGGATGGTGGCGCACAACTGTTTCTGCCAAACATCCCCGGCGGAAAGCTCGCGCAGGTATTTGGCGGGAATGCCCATCTTCTCCGAAATCTGGCTTATGGCGTTGCCGTGCAGGTTGAAGTTCCCTTCGGGCATTGCCATCTGTACCCTTCCTTCCGCTTTGAAAGAGATAACGGGGCGTTCCTTGCTACGTTGGCTTACCCCGATGGGAGCGATGAAATCCTGCGCGATCCGTCCCTCACTGAGCAGACGGTTGATGGTGTCCATGACACCGCCTTGCCTGCCTTCTATCATCCGCTGTACCTTGTTAATGACTACCTGGTTGAGGCCCTGCTGTTTCTGTACCGATGCAGTTGCCGGCATTACTGTTGTTTCCATAATACTATGTTTTTAATGTTGATGAATCAGAATTTATTCTTAGAACTTGTCTTGGTTGTTTTAGCATGTCCCATGTATGTTTCTTCTGACAAACGGATATAATCCTCTTCGCTATATCCGGTCAGCCCGAACAGTTCATAATATCCGGGGAAAGTTTTTTTTTCCGCTTCCGGTATATGCATGCTGGTTCCCTTGTGGCAGCAGATGATATGCCGGACAAAGCGGTAACACTTGCAAAGATCAGCCACGACGGTATATTCGTTGTCCGTATGAGGTTCGTAATATCCACAGGAAAGATTGATACAGGATACTTCCAGACCGTTTCTTTTCAAAGCCGCCACATCTGTATTCAGTCCCTGTGCCGGCTTGTAGCCGTACTTCCGGAAATCTATAGCTGAAATGAACTCGTTGGAGCAGAGCTTCATCCCATTGATTTGTGTTACCATATCCCCGTTCCCTTTCCGGTCACACTGAATCACGAAACGGCAATCGGAAAAGAAGGACATATCGGCATGGCTGCTGCCTATGCATCCCAACTCCTCCTGTACGAAGAAGGCACATTTCACCATCTTGCAATCCTCCAGGCATTTCAGGCAGATCCAGATGCCGTTCTTGTCATCCGCACCGATTCCGGTCATCCGTTTACGCTTGTGATCATAGCCGACAATCATCGAGTCCGCCACAAGATGGGCTGCATAAGAGCCTGTCTTGCGCCGGTGTACCTCATCCATGTGCGCCACGACACAGGGGTAGCTTTCCCGGTTGCCTTTGACCGCATAGATGTTTCCGTACCTGTCTTGCCGGAAAGGAATCTCCATCCTTTTGAGTTCCTCTATGATGAATTTAGCCATCTTCCCCTCTCTGCCGGAGGGGGAAGAAATGCCGTAAAGAGCCATTAGTTTTTCCATGATAATGATATTTTAGGAAATGAATAATTTTTCGATTTGCAGGTATCGTCTGAATTCCGGTACGGGACGCCCTTTACGAAAGAGAAAAGACGGATATTTCTTTCCTTTATATTCCACCGATAATCCTTTCAGGACTTTCCCAAATACGGTAGATACATAGTACATATCCTGACAGTTCTTGCAGAATGCCGCATCCGGGAAGATATGTATCTTCCCGCATTTGGGACATACATATTTTTTCCTGTTTGCACACCCTTCCGTGCTCCGGCAGGTGGCTATGCCCGTGTCGCCCTCCGTATTTCTCAGTTCCAGGTTACCGTCCGTCAGATGGAGGCTGTAGAACGTGTCGAGGTAAGGCACCCCTTTCTTGTGCCACCTGCAGGCGGGCACTTTCACCGTCAAAGAAACCTGTATATTATCTCCGACCGCCCATTCCTGCCCCTCAATGGGATTCAGTACGGTGAAATCCGTCGTATGTGTATAATCGTTGTATCTGCGTCGCAACAGGATGCCTGCCTCCTGCGCCTGCTTGCGGATCAGTTCGACGACGAATGCGTGTGAGGAATAGATACGATCCAGCAGGGAGGCGGCAATAGGTGTGTTTATTGATTTCCACAATGTTATCTCGTTCCATACAATGGCCCGTCCGACCACATTGCTGCTGTCATCCCTTGCCACGAGTATTTTGGCTCCTGCGAAATTGGCATAGAAATCCGCTGCATTACGGGCCTTGTCTTCATATCTCATACAGGAGTTGTGCAGGCTGGATTCGCTACCGTCAGATATGGGACTATAGTTGCTTTCCAGATAAGCCTCCATAAAATCGTTCATACTGTCATGCAGTCTGATTGTGACCTTGCTGTCCAGTGAGATGGCGCTGCAGAAATAGTTGATTTCATCGGGCTGGTACGGTCCCAGATTTTTGAACAGCTCGATAAACGTGGACGGTTCCAGATCTGTCCGGTTCTCCGGAAACCAGGGTGCCTGCGGATTGTTCCGGTCCGGGAAATTGGGATGGGCCAAGTCTTTGTTGCATGCCGTGAACACGATCCGGATTTTCTTGAACGTGCCGGCTTCCGTCCGTTTGCGTTTGGTGGAGAAAAAATTGTAGGACCCCCGTATGACTTCTTCCACCGGTACATTCTTTTTTACTTCCGAAAGGATATCTTTGGCTATCACACTTCCGTTTTCCGCCGCATGGGTCAGGCGGGATTTCAATTCGTTGCTAACATTCAGTTTCATAATCATTCGGTTTATTGTTTATAAATTCTGTTGTTTATATGGCAATTGTTTCTTGCCAGGCTGCATTTGGCGCAATTTCTCTTTCCGCTTTCTGAGCAGGTCAACGGACATGTTCCTGCTTGTCCGATATTCCTCCTCACTCATCCGGCGAATGGAGGGAATACCCGTCCGGGTCAGCGTATGGTTTACCATCCAGCCGTCCATGAAGTTTTCGGGGCAGAGGCTGTCATGGTGGATGACCTCACCTATGCAGCCATGTACGAGCATGTTGCAAACGGTCATCAGACAACAGGTACGGCTGACATCCTCTGCAACCAGATAATTACCCAGGTGGCGTACATGATATGCCAGCAGCAGCCTTCCGCTTCCGCATGTCGGGTCACAGATACGTTTTCCTATCGCTGTCTCCCCCGAATCGGTACATAAAACCATCAGGTCGCAGATATCCGGCGGAGTGAAGAACTGTCCGTTCACCTGCCGACCGCTTTTGGAGGATATTGCCATGAAGAGGTCACCGAACGCATCAAACCATCCGCCGGATTGCAATTCCCGCTGCATGAGCCGTATCCATCCGGTAAGCATTTCCATAAAATGCCTGTTCTGCTGCCGTTTGTATTTCCAGTCCATAAGGGGCGGTGCGCCGGGAGAGAACCCGTGAATGACATAACGCAGGAAATCGTTGAAAACGGATATCGGATCGTAGCCGTTCGAATAGGCGAAATCACAGACCATTTTCTCAAGCGGACGTATCGTCTGCGGTGTGTTGTATGGTACCATATTACTCTGATTTTTTATAGATTGTTACTATATGTCTTTTATGGTCAGTCTGTATCCTGACGGGAGAAATGCCAAGGAAAGAGAGATGGGTGTCCGCTTTCAGCATGTTCCATTCCCATGCGGGAAGTTCCTTCCATTCCATACGGTATGCCCAGAGTATGAACAGACCGGGACGGAATCCGTTGAAAAGCTTTCCGTGCAGAATCCCGACCAGCCGTTCCAGTTCTTCCCGCGAGTAAAGGGTGAATGCCTCATTCCGATAGACAAAGGCATCAGCCGGTTCAATATCCGGCTGACACTCGATGAGGTATCTCGTCCATTCTTTTGTGGTGTACTTTCCGTACAGAGGATCGGGTTCCGTGTATTTCCATGCCCTGACGAATGTGTGGAAGAGGACGGCACCGTTCCTGTGCCTTCCGGTATGCCCCCACATCCGGAACTGTTTGCTGCGTATGCCATCGGGAATCAGCAATTCCGGACCGGTTGTAACCCAAGGGCCTCCTTCCGTATTGTAACCGGTACACTTTTCATTTTCATGGCAAAAAGGTGTCTGTGGGAGAAGGCAGATATGAACTTCCCGGTCATCGCCCCTTTCAATGTGTGCCTGCGGATAATAGTCACCGCCACGGGTGATATAAGTGACAACGTCTCCTGCAGTCGGTAAACCGACTCTTTCCCTGTCCTCCCGCATCCTTGAAATCAGCCGGTTCACCTTCTCCACATCACATTCCTTTATGGAGCAGGCACACCCTTCATGCCTGTTGAGCAGAGTCAGACTTTCCAGGTCATAAAAATTACCGTACTTCATATTGAGATCGTTTTTGTTGATACAATTTGACCTGACGGGCAACCATGTAGCAGAACTTCTGTCCGTTCTCCTTCTCGCTTCTGAAATAGGCAATCATGTCCCAGAGATTCCGATTGAAGTAGCCGGTCCATTTTTCGTAATAGTGACTTCCATAGACCTTTCCGAACGTTTCCTCGAAAAGTGCAGGAGTCAGCCCTTCATCCCCGTGGTGGTTGTATTGCCACAGGGAGACAAGCAGCAGCTGGTTATAATCCAGTGTTTCCATATCTGTTCTTTTTTAAGTAAAACATCGGCCTACATGGGTAGGCATTTTTATTTCTTGATGTCTTTCCAGTCTGTTTTCCGGGGATTGCGGCAAGGCTTGGCGAAAGAAAATACCGCAGCGAAGCGAGGATGATTTTCTTTCAGCCAACCCAGCCCCTGAAAGGGGCCGCCTTGCACAATCAGCCCGGAAAACGGCTATCTTTACAGCGAGAAATGAAAAAGCAGACCTCGGATTCTCTGTTCTGAAGTCTGCTTTTCGTCCATTGTCAAGTTTCATGTTTTTCAGGTATGTATCTGCCATCCGTGGAACGGCTGCAATGTTACGGCAAACGACCTGTCCGGTATTCCGTGATAGAGCAGACCTCCTACAATACCTATTCTTCCATCAGCATAATGCTGGGTAAAGCCGAACGAGTATGGGGCATGGTCATAGTAGAGTGAAATCTCACTGGGATAGTCAGAATTCCCTTCCCAACTCTTCAACCGCTCCAGACACTTTTGAAGTGAGGTGTCACCAATGGATTCGGCATAGCGCTTTACGTTCTCGAAATGTTCTTCATTCAGGATTTTCATAACTTTGGTGTTTTATCTGTTAAACACGTCCGGCTCCGGGAGCCGGTATTTTTATTTCTCGCCTGCCTGACAGTCCCGTGGCCGTACCCGCAAGGTTTGGCGAAAGAAAATACCGCAGCGAAGCGAGGATGATTTTCTTTCAGCCAACCCCGCAGGGGCCTGACCTTGTACGGGTACACAGGACACGGGACTACCTTTGCAGGGTGGGAAATAAAATATACGGTTGTTTTTTGTTGTGGGATTTTGTGTGGATTCCTTAGATAATCTTCCTGATTTGTTCGCCATTGCCGGACAAATGCTGTATTTTTGCAATTTCTAATTTCAGGATTATGGAAAACTATGTAAAGAAAGCGGCGGATGCTTTCCTTGTGGAGCGTCCGTACGGTATGCGTGTGGATTACAGGAAGAAAGGATTCGTGCTGTTTAACCGTAACCTCAATGTGTTGGGAAATGCGGAACAGACCCGTCTGGAAGAACTGCCTCTGGAGCGGTTCAATGTGGAGGAGATTCCGTTGAAGGGTGAAGTCGTGGAGGAACACGCGGGATTTACCGATGTATTCTTCTATACCGATCTGACCAATCCCTATGCCGGATATGTACTGAATTTGCAAAAGCTTAAAGCCTATAACCGGTTGATGTTTCCGCTGGCAATGGCGCTGAACCGTGAATTGTGAGGCCGGAAGCCGGTAGCGGTAACAGCTGCATGGAGCAGACCGTTACCGCCCCGGATTTAATTATTTGCCCTCTTTTTCTGTTATGAACGCCAGATAGACGGACACGGCCTTATGGCATCCGGTAAAGTCCGGAGTCCGGCAGCCCTTGATTTTCCGGAAACTGACGGTTCCGTTCCTGTCAATGCCCCTCACATGCCTGTTGAATGTCCCTTTGGTTCTGATATGGATGTCAAAACCGTCCCTTCCGGTGATTTCAAGGAACATTTCTCCCGTGATCCGTTCCCCGTCCAGGAATTTCTGTTTCTGTTCATTGAGCAGCCGCTGATGTTGCTCTTCCTGCACTTTGCGCTCTTCCGCCTCTTTCTCCTTCTGCTCCCTGCGTTTCTGCTCCTGTATTCTTTTATATTCCTCACGGGCTTGCACCAGGGGGGTGGTGTCAAGTCCGAGAGCTTCGAACACGCGGACGGAGATCAAATTGACGAAGGCTCCTCTTTCCGCACTTTGAAGCGTATCCGCAATCCAGTTCCTGCAATAGGTGGCGGCTTCCTCTCTGCAACCTTCTCCCTTGAGGAACCGGCGTGAATACTGCCCGCTGGAGAAATAAACGTTTTCAATCCGGCAGACCACATGGAAACAGTCATCGTCTTCATTCCCGTATTCGTTCTTTCTCGACAGGGAGAGATATACATTCTCCGCGTACGGCTCCAGTTCCATATAAGGAGCCACGACGGTATTTCCATCAGACTTGTACTTGAATACTTTTGCTTTCATACTATCGTTCAGTTTGTCGGTTGTTGCATATTTCATCTATAATCTCTTTCCCGCTTCTTTCACCCTTCAGGAAGGCAAGGAAGCGCCTCAAAAAGAGCCGGGCACAGTCAGTTCCCAGCTGGAAGCTTTCACCGTCTTTGGTAGCACATACCGCAAAACGCCCTAGTCCGAAACTGTCCTGTTGCGGTACGATGTGGTAAGACAAGTCCTCGCTTGCGTTGATGTGCAACCCACGACGGAAAACATAGAAAGTTTTCGGGATTCTTCTGTCGGTATCGATTTCCATACGCTTGTAACCGTGATGTTCCAATAATCGGCCCAGTTCCCTGTTTGTCGGAATTGTATGTCCGATCCAGTCCGGCCAGCTTATATTTTCTATTGTGTGTCCGTAATTGTCATATAATATGTTGAACTGTTCCTGGTATTCATCGTAAAATTCCCCGTTCCCGTTGCACATTTCCTCCAACGCGATGCCGTTTTTACGGACAAGGGCAAGGTCGCCCAGTCCGCACGCGATTTCATTGAGCAGCGTGCGTTCCTCATCCCTGTCCTTTGCCGTTCCGTAAATTCTAAGCCGGGAATATCGGTGTAGCGCCGAACGGGACGGCATATCCAGTTTTTCCCATATTCCATCGTTTCCTATAGCCTGTCTGGTGTTTCCCGGAAGTCCGTACCACCACTTGTCCAAATTGTTTGTATCCATAATTTCTGAATCAGATTGTTTTCAAATTCTGTTTTGAGTACCATGCCTGATACGCGGCGGCATACTCCTGACGTTCCCGTTCCAGGGAATTTCTCATTTCAGGGGTGTACCCGAGCAGGCGGATGTATCCTCCGTTATAGCCGGTGGGCTCGCACTTTATTCCGGCTTCCTCCAGTTTGTCGATGCGTTTTTGGGCCATTTTTGCGCTTGAATATTCCTTCGGCCAAAAATAGACTTCGCCCCGTGAGCCGAAACAGTCTTCCCCCAGAATTATTTCCCCGGCATACTTCCGGCTTTCGATGATGCCGAAACGCGCTTTGCCCAATGCCCGGCGCATTGCCTTGTGTGCCGGACCTTCCGGATGCTTGAATACCTCCGGCTTGTCTTTGCTGCCGAGTTTGGGCGGTTCCACCTTGTACGGCTGTTTGTAACTTCCGATTCCGAGCGTCAGGTAAAAGTTGGTATGAAAATAGTCCGTCATGGGGGCGCTGTCATCGAAATTGTACGACATGATGAAATCGCAGATGTTCATCATTACATTCTTTGCCCTGTCCGTCAATGATTTGTCTGAATGGATATGATGGTGGTTGACATCGCCTTGAACTTTTCCGGACTCTTTGGTGAACGCCTCGAAATCCGCTTTCATCAACCGGATATGGATGGAGTGGTAATTCTCCCGTCTGGCAGAGAACTTGTATCCCGGATAGGTCTCCTTGAGCCATGCCCGTACCAGTCCCACGATTTCCGGAGCGTGCTGCCCCTTGTAATTGCGGCCTTTCCAGCGGTATTCGTTATACACATACCCGGTGTATTCCTTTGCCGTGGCTCCCGGATAGTCATATTCATATCCGGTTGAGGTCGAGGGAATATCCGGTTTTTCTTTCCAAGCCTCAAAAAGCCTTCCAAACTCGGTGGTCACCTGTTGCATGATTGCGGTGTCACCACCCTTGTCCGGGTGGTGCTCCAATGCCAGCCGGCGGTATTCTTTCTTCAAGTCCGCCAGAGAGTGTATGTTCTGAAAATAAGTCATAGCCATAAGTTTTTTATGCCCCTGCGAGGCGGTTGATAAAATATTCCCGGTAGTCAAGGTCAAGACCGAGGTTGAGACAGGCCGTTTCCATGTCATCTTCTCTCAGGTCGTCCGCCTCCTGCAATTCGCGCAGGTACCGTATTTCGGAGTCCAGGTATTCCTGTGCTTCCGTTTGACCGCAACCGCATGAGTTGCAGATCAGACTGATAATGTTTCCCTGCATGCTGTTTGATTTTTTATGTTTCTGTTCCTGTTTCTGAGGCCTCGTCCGTCATATATCGAGACGGCCCGTTCCACCAGAATCCTGCGGTTGTCTTCCGAGAGTTCCAGGTAGAACCGTTCCGCCGCGCCGAATGTGCCCTTGTCTGTCGCCACGCACCATTTTTCCCAGAAATGCGGGTACATGCCGCCATACACGGCTTTGCATTCCTCCTCGCTCCAGGCGTTCCACATGTAGTAGAAGAAACTGGAGACGGTATTTTCCGCTTGATATTTCATGGTTCTTCTATTTGTGATTCTACATTGTTTGTTTCTCTCAGTTGATGCCACACAGCCTCATACATCTCATGAAGCCAGTCTATGTTCTTTGCGCCGAGTTCAAACGGGCTGTGACACTGCACCTCGTCACCGCTTTCTTTCTCTTCGGCAAGGACGGTCAGGCTGTCCGCCGTTACCCGGAGTCCTGTCACCCTGCATTCATATGGTTCTCCGTTCTTGCCAAACCATATCACCCAGACCGGATCATAATCCTCTTCCGGAAGACGAATTTCTTTCATGCAGTGAGCATGGAGCAACTGCCGTATCGCGTCGATGATGTCCCCCCGCAGTTCCTTGATCCTGCCGCTGAAATCAACGGCTTCTGACGGTAAACTTCCTTTTCCGCCTCTTTCCTGCAAGGAGAGAATCCGCGTGTCGGGATGGATACAGAAATCCCACTCCAATACTTCATCGTCATCGCGTGTCGTGTGGATATCGCCGCCCAAAACAAGACCGCAATCGTCATTTACCATTCTTTTTGCTTCATCGCGGTCTTCTGCCGCTACCGTGTAAGTGCCCTCGAAGGAATACCTTACTCTTATGTCATATCTTTTCATGATTCTTTCCATTTGATTGTTGATACCAGATTCATTGCCCGGAAGGATTACCGGATATTCAATATTGCGCTAAAGGCATGTGGGTCAAGCCTGTAAAACGTCGGAAGGTTAAGTGTGACCATCGGGTAGCTTACCCAGCCGCTCTGACGTCTATAACCTGTATCCTCAGCCAATTTGTTGGACAGAAGGAACTCCATGGCATCAGGATTGTTGTTGATGTCCACGAATGCCCTGTCAGGCAGTGAGAATGCCGCCTTATCTTCCAGGTTAACCGTCAGGACCGTGTATATCTCATGGGTCACGGGATCTTTCAGAGACAATGCCGGCCAGCCGTTATGGTACATTTCAATCACGATTGAGAAACGGCTTTCCTGATACAGGAAAGTCTCTTCCATGGACGGATGGTCGCATTTGACAATTTCAAAATCATCCTCCCCTTTGGTAAATGTCACCATCGGATAGGATACATCGACAAAACATTCCTCTTCCCGGTAACAGAGATGTTCTTTTCCCTCTGAACGGATTATAGCCAATCGGGTGTTCATATTCGTAACTGGTTTTAAAATTATTGACTTGCAAGTTAATTGGCCGGCATTCACCTGCCTGTTTCTTTAAACGTGTGATTGTCACCGCCTGCGGACATTTGGGAGAGTTGCTGTCTCACCGCCTTGATTTTCCCGATCAGTTCGTCCTCCCTTCGGAATGAGGGGGTACATTTGGTACGCCTCATCCCGGCTCCCCAGGGGATGCCGCCGCATACTTTTCTCAGGCGTGCCTTTTCGCTTTCCAAGGCCGACTCCAGACGGGCCAGCCTGCGTCGCAACGATTCTTCGGTCACAGTTCTCATGATCTCATTGTTTTTTTAGTATGGTGACGGATCGGAAAGACAGTCACCATACCGTCGTTATGTGTCACGTTATATTTTAGCTTTTTCCCTTTTGATGCCTCTCAGGACGTACAACAGGTGTAGGAACAGCTCCCTGTCGTAAATCCGGAAGAAGAACGGCTCGCCTGTTTCCCTGACCGTTCCGGTAAACGACACGGACTCCCGGTTCACGGGATATTGGAAGAAGTTGCCGTTTGCCAGCAGGGTGTGCTTTTTCTTCATCACTTCGCCTAGGAACTTGTCCATATCGTCGTTTCCCTCATAGCCGGAGAAGTAGAGGAAATGATGACGGCGCAGGCTTCGCAGGATTTTGGCGGTTTCCAGCCTCACATCCCTGCCTGACGATTCGTCCGTTCCTCTCATCAGGTTGCAGATGAACTTTTTCTCGCCATTTATGTCAAGAAACAGATAAGGAACTATAATTATAGAGGCATGCCGTGCGTGGTTGGAGATGACCATCGGCTTTTCTTTCTGGATGTCTCCTTTGAAGGTAATGTTCCGGTAATGGTTGTCCATCTGCCGTTCCAGCTCCTTCCTTGGCGTGGTAACGGAGCGGAGTCCCGTGAAGTAGCGTCCGCCCGCCCGGAAGCAGAACCGGTAGATGTCCGCATGATAAGGCTCTCCCAGGAAAAAGAAATTCCGGGTATGGCGGATGGGGGGCAAGACATCCATGTAGTCGAAATATCTTTCTTCCGTAATCTCACTGAACGGGGCGCAGAGGGATTGCAGGTGGATGCGTATCATCTTGCGGACGGTATTTCCGGACACGGCTGTGAGACACGGGTTCTTTTCCCTGTCTCTCAGTTCCTCCAGTGTCTCATGGTGGTAGTCGCCGTGTATTCCGTCAGACATGGTGGTCACGCAGCTGCCGTCAAAACTGCGTGAATCGACTACGAATTTCAGTTTGTCGTTATTCATGGTTCAGATGTTTTGAAGGTTCAACACTCTTTTGGCGGCACTGAGGGCATTGGAGGTGAGCTGCCGTTGCCATGCCTTGTTTCTGGGTGACCAGCGGAATCCGGAGGATTTCAGTTCCTTGCGTCTGTTGTCTTCGGGAATCCTGTCAAACAGGATCTGAAGGCGGTCTTCCCCATAGTTCCATACAAGTGTCCCGCCCTCGAACGGCACTTCCTTGTTTTCCCGGCTTTGCATCGCTTTCAGCTTTTCGCGCATCCGTTCCGCCAGTTCCGGCAATTGGAAGAATTTGTTTCTCGGTGTGATGACGGGTTTCTTCACCCTTGCGTTATATTCGGAAATGAAGTCCACGGCCCTACGGACGATTTCCACTTCCCCGTGATTGGCCAGGGTGGATACCTTGTTCAGGATGCTGCTGACAAACAGGGCACGGCTATAGCCCCGGCATTGTCCGGTATCAATCCCGTGGATGGTATCGGCACTGCTCTTGATGTCGCGTTTGAGCGTCTGCCATGCCTTTTCCTGTTTCTCTTCCTCCGGTCGTGCGGCTTCCTTTTTCCGTCTGACGGTTTCAAGAACTTTTTTCCGCCAATTGCGGAATTCCTCGTAACGGTTCTGATAGCTTCTGTTCGTTTTTTCCTGCCTGTAGTAATCAAATCCGCTCCGTCCCGTCACCATCGGGTTGGCACAGCGGGAGAGGACCGAGAGCTGGGCGGACAACTTCTGCCGGTAGGCGGCGATGTATGTATCCCGTTCCTTTTCCGGCATGAGTTGCAGGTCGTTGTGCAGCTCCTCTCCGTAAATCATGATGTCCGTCTCGCCGCGAATCTCCGGATTGAAGGAACTCCAGGCGTATGCGTCGCAAGCCTGTTTCCACATATCATCCAAATAGGCAGGATGTTTGAATGCTACGGCTTCCCAGTCTTTGAAGTCCTTGGAATGCAATTCATTGTGATCTTCCGGATTTCCGTACAGGTGTACATAGTTGCCCGTTCCATGATGCTCCTTTCTGAAATGGAACGGTACGGGGGGATAGTCCGTACCTTTTTTCCGGATCATCGTGACCCTGTGTGCATTCTCTATGGTAAGGTCTGCTACTTGCTCTTCGCAGACCTTTGCTGTTGTTTCATTCATAATCATTACTTTTTTAAATGTCAGCCGTAAATCATTTCTTCCAGTTCATCGTCCGTCAACAGGCGGATCTCTTCGTCCGAACAATAGTAAGCGATTTCTTCGTCCAAATCGAATGCTGCCGGATCAAGGCTTCTGATGCCATCCAGCAGTTCCTGTTCCAGTCTTTCTACGGAAACCAGATAGTTCCCATCTTTGCCTTGCACTTCCCGTGCAGGATAGCTCATTTCCCGATAAACCAACATCGTCATTTCCGGATTGGCTTCCTGCTGTCCTTTGCTTGTCGTCTTTCTGTTCATACCTTTATTTTTTTAAGTTTGACATGATCGGCTCCATGGAGCCGGATTTTCGTTTTCTTACTTGCCGGGCTGTCCTTTGTCGGGGATTGAGCAAGGCTTGGCAAAAGAAAATACCGCAGCGAAGCGAGGATGATTTTCTTTTAGCCAACCAGCCCCTGAAAGGGGCCGCCTTGCGCAATCAACCCGACAAATGGCTATATTTGCAGGTAAGAAATTGAAAGGACGGCAGGATATTGTGATTTATAGATTACAAAAAAAGCCATCCCTAGGGGGACGGCTTAATGACTGAATTTGTATACTTATTGTGCAAGACGCTCCTTCACGTTGTTCATTGCTTCTTTCAGGCTGCTGTTCATGACCCGTGCATAATGCTGTGTCATACGTGTGGAGGCATGGCCGAGCATGACGGAAACATCTTGAAGAGGCACATTGTTGGCAAGCGTGACCGTAGTCCCGAAAGTGTGACGGGCAACGTGGGAACTCATTAGCATAGCAACATCAAATAGAACAGCGCGTTAGAAACATAATCTGTTAGAAATGAGCTACATTTCATTATCTGGCACACCTTTCTGAAACGGATTCAGACGGAATGCCGAATCGGTTCCGTTTCTTAACCGTTAACAGGTTGTTTCGGAAACCTGCCGTGTTAACCGGATGATTGAAAAAAGTTCTCCGACGGGTTGTTTTTCTATGATACTCAGTATTTTGCGTAGCGATGAACGCTTACATTCATAATAACTTTGCACTCAAAAAAATGTAGGCGTATGAAAATTGAGAAATTCAAGGTCTTGCTGTTTTTGAAGAAGACCGAACCCGACAAGTCGGGCAAAGCTCCCATCATGGGACGCATCACATTGAACCGGACGGTGGCGCAGTTCAGCACCAAGCTCTCGTGCACGCCCAAGCTGTGGAACGTGCGTGAAAACCGTCTGGAAGGAAAGAGCCGCGAGGCGGTGGAGACCAATGCGAAAATCGAGAAACTGCTGCTGGCCATCCATGCGGCATTCAATGAATTGCAGGAACGGAAACGCGATTTCGGCGCTGCGGACGTGAGGAACCTTTTCCAGGGAAGCATGGAAACCCAGATGACCCTGCTCCGGCTGTTCGACCGGCACATCGAGGAAACGAGGGAGCGCATCGGCATCGATGTGTGCGCGTCCTCCATGAGCACCTACCATTATGCGCGGAAAACGCTCGGCGAGTTTGTCAGGAAAAAATACAAGGTGAAGGACATCGCCTTCGGTGCGTTGAACGAACAGTTCATTCGGGAATACCAGTCCTATATCGAAGTAAAATGCGGGTATTCCAACCAGACCTCACGGCATCATCTGGCCCTGCTGAAACGGATCTGCCGGATAGCGTACAAGGAAGGGTTCTCCGAGCGGTACCATTTCCTGCATTTCAAGATACCCAAGCAGAAGGAGACCACCCCGAAGGCGTTGAGCCGCGAGGACTTCGAGAAGCTGCGTGACTTGGAAATCCCGGAAAAGCGCCGCTCCCTCGTCCTTACGAGGGACCTGTTCCTGTTTGCCTGTTATGCCGGAACCGCCTATGCGGACACCATATCCATTACCCGCGAGAACCTCTTCACCGACGATGAAGGCAGCCTGTGGTTGAAATACCGACGGAAAAAGAACGAACTGACGGCGCGCGTCAAACTGCTACCCGAGGCCATTGCCCTGATAGAGAAATACCGGGACGATTTGCGGGAGACCCTGTTCCCTAACCAGCTGTACAGTACGCTTCGGGCGAACATGAAAATCCTGCGCGTGCTGGCCGGACTGACGACCGAACTCGTCTATCATATGGGAAGGCACTCGTTTGCCTCGCTTGTCACGCTCGAAGAGGGCGTGCCCATCGAGACCATCAGCAAGATGCTGGGACATAACAATATAAAGACGACCCAGATCTATGCCCGAGTCACCCCGAAAAAGCTGTTCGAGGACATGGACCGCTTCATTGAGGCGACCAAAGACCTTGAACTGGTTTTATGAGAAAGGGTTGTAAAAACGAGATTGGAAAAAAATAAATGTAGAACATCAGCTAAAATGAACCATCATGCGTAGCACTTTCAAGATATTGCCCTATATCAATAGGAAAAGAATCAAGTCCGACGGCACGACCGCCGTCCTTTGCCGTGTGTCCATCGACGGCAAAAGCATCCTCATCACGACCGGCATCTTCTGCCGTCCGGAGGATTGGAACAGCCAGACGGGAACCATCCGCCAGCCCCGCGAGAACAACCGCCTCGCAGAATTCCGCCTGAATCTCGAACGGGCTTATGACCGCCTCCTGAAAGAACAGGGCGCAGTCAGCGCCGAACTGCTGAAAAACGCCGTGACAGGTGTGGCGACCATTCCCCAGACCCTTCTCAAAGGCGGCGAAGCGGAGCGGGAACGGCTCAGGCTGCGTGCCGAACAAATCCATTCGACTTCCACGTTCCGGCAGTCGAAGACCACGCAGCTCAACCTGCAACAGTTCCTCCAGTCCCGTGGCCTGGAGGACATCGCCTTTTCCGACATCACGGAGGAGTTCGGCCATTCGTTCAAACTGTTCCTGAAAAAGGAACTGGGTTATGCCTCCGGGCATGTGAACCACTGCCTGTGCTGGCTGAACCGCCTTATCTATATTGCGGTGGATGAGGGCGTGCTCCGGTGCAACCCCTTGGAGGACGTGCATTATGAGAAGAAGGACCCGCCCAAGATGCGCCACATCAGCCGCAGCGAGCTGAAACGCCTTATGGCCACGCCGATGCCGGATCCCAAGGTGGAGCTGGCCCGCCGCATGTTCATCTTCTCCTCGCTGACCGGTCTGGCGTACGCGGACGTGTATAACCTGTACCCCCGACACATCGGCAAAACTTCTGAGGGCAGGCTCTATATCCGCAAGCCGAGGGAAAAGACCGAGGTGGAGACCTTCGTCCCCCTGCACCCGGCCGCTCGGCAGATTCTGGAACTGTACAATACCACGGACGACACCCGTCCCGTGTTCCCCCTGCCCAAGCGGGACATCCTTTGGTACGACATTCACGGGCTGGGTGTCATGCTGGGCATCCAGAAGAACCTTTCCCATCACGCCGCAAGGCACACCTTCGGTACCCTTTTGGTCTCCGAGGGCATTTCCATAGAAAGCGCGGCGAAGATGATGGGCCATGCCGACATCAACAGCACCCAGATTTATGCGCAGATTACCGACTGCAAGATATCGAAGGACATGGACCGTCTGATGGAACGGCGCAACAGCCGGAACGAAATGCCAATGGATGAATAACAAAAAAGTCAGGAATCATGGAACGTTACATTATCACTTTGGACGAACACGGCACACTTCACGTGCCGGATGTTTCCGCAACAGCCATCTGGATGAATGAACCGGAACTGATGGAACTGTTCGGCGTGGTTGCCCTCACGCTCCGGGCGGCGATAAAGGCCGTGTACAAGAGCGGCATCCTGAATCCCGGCGAAGCGGAACGTCGTGTCCGCCAAGCGGACGGGTACGGGATGGACGTGCTGTACGGCCTCCCGTTGGTCATTGCCCTTGCCTTCCGCCTTCATACCTGCGGGGCAAAACGTCTGCGAGAACGGGTCATCGGAAAATTCACTTGCCACGGTGGACGGAATACCGCCCGCCTGTTCATCTTTCCGGTCAGTCCGCATTGGCAAATGGTGCGGAATTGACCGTATTATCAACTCACGCACAATAAAGCGGCGCATCATGAGAGGATTATCTCCCGTGATGCGCCGCTTTCGTACATTCCTACAGGTGGCCGGGTCATTTGCAAGTGTTTTTTGCAAATACCGGAAAGGGTGGTCCACTTTTCAATGCGTACACGACTTCTACCGCCACCTACATTTTTCCCATGTCCTTCTCAGGTTCCGATACGGAATGCCTCCCGATAACCCTCCATCAGCAGCCGTTCGATATCCGACTCCCGGTACAGGATTTTCCCTCCCAGCTGGATATAAGACATGCGCCCCGCATCCCGGTATTCCTGCAATGTCCGGCGGCAGGTCTTCAACAATTTGGCCACTTCCCGGTCTGTCAGGTAGCGTTCCCCGCCCAATACGGGGCGGTAGTTTTCGGCCAATAATTCAATGTGGTCCAATGCGTGCTCCAGCATTCTGAACAGCGCGGCCATCTGTCCGCTTTCCCTTGTCATCAATTCGTTCATTGTCAGTCTGATTTAAGTGATACTCATTTAACCTTCCTCAAATAGTTTTTCCTTTCAAGGCCGCCAGGGTGCGGCGTTCCTCCACCAGCGGCACGATGCGCCGCACGTCCTCCGCCCGGTAGAACATCTTGCGCACAATCTGTGAGTAAGCCAGCGTGCCGTTGTCGCGCAGCGTCTGCAAGGTGCGCGGGCTGATTTGCAGGATCTGGCACACCTCCGTGCTGTCCAGCCATTCACTGAGGCGTTTCTCCTCCGCCTTGCGGCAGAACCTGTCCACCATTCCGGCCAGCCGGTTGAAACGCGCCATCAATTCCTCAAAAGTCTTTTGCTCGATTACGATTACATTTTCCATAAGATTACCGTTTAATTGTGATTATGCCGCAAAGTAAACGGAATTACGGGCAGAGTCCACCGCTTGTCAGGCGCGTGGCAGCATTTGGCGTTGTCGTGGCAGCCGTTGGCGTTCTTCGGGTACATCTATCTCCCCATCATTCCTGTTCCAGTCCCTGCCCCACACCTTATATATAATATATGGTAAGGCAAGACACCTTATGTACCTTGAGGGATGGAAACAGCGGCATAAAAGCTTTTTCAGACCTGCCGGACGGGACTTTTCAAAAAAATCATTGCCGACTCGGTAACGACTATGGAAAACGCCTCTTGCACAATACCGATTTTTGCAGCGTAATCATCAACAAGGAACGATATGGACACAGAGAAAGTGAAACAGAACCCGGCCGTGGAAGCGGCGGGAAGCAGTGGCGGGCAAGCCGCAAGAATCTTCAAGAAGGAGAATATCCCGAAGACGGCGGAAACGGTCGGGCGGGACACCTTCGAGGAATGGATGGGACGCATCATGGAACGTTTCGACCGCCAGGACCGGATCATCTCGGTGCTGGTGAACAAGGATGCCGCCGGAGTGAAGTACCTGGACGGGGAACGGTTGTACGACAACCAGGACCTGTGCGAGATGCTGAGGACAAGCAAACGGTCGCTGCAACGCTTCCGAAGCAAGTACAGGCTCCGTTACCAACGGATTGGTCACAAGACCTATTACAAGGAATCGGACGTGCTGGAGTTCATCAGCCAAAATATGGAGGAAGTGCTGCAAGGCGGTACCAAGGTGCTCCGCATGAAAGAGCAACCCGGCATGGAAGCCCCAAAGAACAAATCCGGCAAAAGACCGGGCCACAAGAAGTATTCACCTAAAAAATAAAAGTAAAAATGATGGCAACGGAAAAAGAAAACATGGCCATGACGGCTGAAACCAGAGAACAGAAACCGAGTATGGCCACCTGCAAGGAAGCCTTGGCGGATTACAGGCGGATTTACCTGCCCGTGCCTGCCATTGAAGACCGCAAGCCGGTATTCCTCAGCAAGGAGACCCGTGACAGGCTGGACCGGATAGTCCGGTTGTTCGGTGAGCGGAAAATGAGCGTTTCAGGATTGACGGAAAACATCGTCCGCCGCCACTTGGAAATATATGAGAAGGAAATAGACGAATGGCGCAAGCTGTGA